CAACCGCAACCATATCGGAAGCGGATGCCCGCCTGCGCTCATCGGTTATACGACTGGTGAGCACATGCTTTCAACAAAACAGGTACCAAGCTGTCTGTTGTTGAAAAGAGCTGGTTCGAATTCCGTACAGGAATCGAAACAACTCCTACTCGAAGAAGGTTTCACCCTTCAAGAGTATGACCCGTCAGGTCGAGTGAGGACACTCATACCTGACAAGACGATATCGGGAATCTCACGATCCAGGATATCGGCTTTGAGCGAGTACCTTGAAAGGGTAAATCGCGCAAATGAATCTGCCCAAGACGAAATAATCTTGAGTGGATCTGGGCCCGAAGTAGAGACTAACTCTGACGCGGAACCGTCGACGGAAGCACCGGATGAAGGGTGGCTTCCAGCGAATCGATCTTCCCGATTCAAAAAGAATACGGTGAAGATTAAATACGAGGACCCCTGGAAAATCCAGGCGGCCACTCGTTATCAAGAATTTCGGGGGCAGAAGCCACCAAAAATCTTGGTCTGGCCTGGAGACGGATACCGCCTTCAGGACATGATCCCACCGAGGCTTTTAGGGCCGGAGTGGGATGGATCCCAAAAGAACTTAATAAGGTTCTCTGGGATCAAGAGTATGAAGTGCAAGATGCACCTATTACTCAACCACACCCACTGGGGCTCTGAGCTCCAGAAGATGTGTATTGGGAAAGGAGTGGACGATGACCACGCCTGGGCCCAAACCCTCCGCAAACGCATTAGTGCGCTGCTGGAGGGTAAACCCGATCCCCTCTGGAATGAGAGGCAACGGGTTAAATGGTATTCTTCTCCCAACGAGAGGAGAAACACCAAGTCCCGTTCAGAGAGGTTTATACAACTTCTCTTGACGGTAGACGGGATATTTTTCCAACGATATATTGGATTTCCCGAAGAAGTGTGGGACTGGTCAAGATATGATCGTTTCACACTAGGAAATATCGCCAACCTTATAGGTGACGAATTTCTTGATGGAGAGTTGACCGACGAGGCCTACCTCCATGTGACCGCCTATACCGAGCTCAAGCGAGCCCGGAAGACGTTCAAAGACCACGCTAACCGCGGGTCTATAGCCGGAATGGCGGTGGAAACACTACCAAACTGGCTACATCAGTTCATCAACATCTGGAAAGAAGTCGATAGGACTGAATCTGAAACCCAAAAGGTCTTCCTTATTGGGATATTCAGTCAAACGAGGGGATGTGGAACTCCACCTCCTCTCGTTGTGAATCAGTCGAAGCGTAAGTTCTTACTCACGATTTCGTCTGAACCGACGGTACCGTCGAGGACTATGTTCTCGCTGTTTCGTCGTGCCCTTGAGCAGATCCTGGAGGATTTGCCCAAAGAGGCATTCACAGGCCTCTCGACAAAAGCGAGAGTGACTGTGACTGGCTCCGCCTGCTGGGAAAAGACCCGGAAGGAAGGAGGAACCCTCGACGAGATCCATGAGATCGTGTCAGGAGGGAAGCTCGGTGTCCCGGCCCCAATTAGGGACTTAGATACCGGTTTGGTGACCGAATGGAGAATGCTCCAAGAATTCGGATCACCAGGAGAGTACATTTTCTGGGTTTGTCTAGATCGTGTACTCTCTACACCGTTGGAAGAATTGAAATATGCATTCTTAACAACAGTGAAGGAGCCAGGTAAGGCAAGGACCGTTACCAAGGCTCGTGCTTATCTCAAAGTCGTTCTCGACCTTGTAGCTAAGATCTGCGCCGTTCCTCTACAAAAGGGGATCGACAGCAGTACATCCGGGATGGGTAAATCCAACCACGGATGGAACTTCTTTCTAAAGACAATGTCTGAAGAATGGAAGAACGAGATCTTCGCAAGGAATCATAACCTTACAGAAGATACCGCCTACGAAGGATACACCGAAAGGGTGGAAACCTTCGAAGATGTCTATACGTCGTCGACTGACTACGAAGAGGCAACTGACCAAATGCAGCATAAGATTGCTGAGTTGGCCGGAACGATGTGGTTACGCAAGTGCGGAATCCCACCGATTCTCGAGGGGGTAGTCAGGGCAACCTGCTACCATCCTCGAAAGGTCTTCTTCACCGCGACTGGCGGAATGAAGGAGATCGGAGAACCTGCCCCTGATATCGGCAAAGATACTAGGTATGTTCTCCTTCGTAAAGGGGTCCTCATGGGGGATCCGTTAACGAAAATCGTCCTGCATTTGGTAAACATTGCAGCACGATCGATATCAAACCACATCGAAGATGTGGGTTGGATGTCTGATGCGGTCACAAATCCTAACGAATTTGTGAACGTTGTGCGCCTGTCCAGAAGTTAACTGATGGCCAGGTGCGAAACAGTTCGGTGCGCTTGCGCACACTTACTATGTTAAAAAAAA